GTTTAATTTGCGCAAATGTGGCAAACAACATTGGCAGGTAAAAAATGGGCAGTTATTGCTAGATACGCCAAATGGCAAAGATGCTGATTTGGCTAAACAAGTTGTAACAGTCCTAGAAGCACAAATACGCAATCAAATTGCGGCAGAAATAATGGCGTGGCAACCATTAAAAAGTCGTACTGAAATCATCAAAACGGCTGGTTCGGTGGATAACGCTTTAATTGGTGTTCAAACCATTTGCGCCGATATAGCGTTAGGAAACCAAAATGGAAAACGAAAATCAAAATCTAAGTAACTTTGAGTTACTACAAAAACTGCTACGCGGAGTAAATGAACTTCATGTAACAGATACGCCGATGAACGAATTAGCGTTTGTTTATAAACACGGTTACGACACGGCGCTAGATGATGTAATGAACCTAATTAGAAGGGAGTTGTAATGTTATTAGGCAATAATCAGATGCACTGCGGAAGAATTAACTGCCGTTGTACGCACACCGAAGGGTGTGAAAAGGGGTTTATTCATATTCGTTATGTAGATAAGCAAGAAAAAATTAAACAAGGGCAAAAAATTGTGGTTGAAACTTGGTATGATGGAGTGCAATTTTGCTCCGTATGTGACCCTGAACGGGCGCATATCCAGCAAACATCTACATCTAGCGAGGAAATGGCTCACCGATTACGGGAGCGTTCAAAATATAAACACGCAGAAAACTACGAACAAAAAGAGGCGGAAAAAACCCGTACTCTCTAAGGAGTAGAAATGCCAAATCGCAAAAAACTCAAAATCTCTGTAATTATGGCACTAGCATTTGGGCTATTAGTTGTATATCCAGCCCACGCGTTTGCGCCTAAGGCAGAGTTAATACAAGTCCATAAAGCGATAGCAATAAATCAACCCAAGACATACGCCAAGATAAAAATGGCTGATTATGGTTGGGGCAAAACACAAGCAAAATGCCTAAATGCCTTATGGGGTAAGGAATCAGCATGGAACCACCTTGCTGATAACCCTACAAGTACGGCATTTGGAATAGCGCAAATGCTTGGTGAAACAAGTATCAGTCCGATGAAACAAATCAATAACGGTTTGCGGTATATTAAGCATCGTTATGGACAACCTTGTAACGCATGGAAATTCTGGCAACGAAATAAGTGGTATTAGTACCCATTTCTTCGTGGCTGGCAGACCCGTACCGCAAGGTTCGCTTAAATTCATTAACGGACACGCAATTCATGTCAGAGCAAACGACTTAGCCGTATGGCGAGCGACTATCGCAAACTGCGCTCGCCATGCGCAAGTCAATAAAGCATTAGAAGGCGTTGAAATTAATGTAATTTTCCATATGGCGCGCCCGAAAACAGTTAAACGCAAAGAACCATTTAAGCGACCTGATATAGACAAGTTAGCACGCGCCGTGCTAGATGCTTTAACAGGTGTTGCTTATGATGATGATGAGCAAGTAGTTAAATTAACTGCTAGCAAAGAGTATGCCGAAACGGAAGGGGCGTGGATAAAAATTATAGATAGGGAAAAGTTAAGCCGCAGTTTGAACCGCGCCGAAGCCGTCATAGACGATTACTTCAACGCATATTCCGATTAAACCATCATTAAATTCAAGGGAGGCATGGATTGGCGGATTGGAAATCTCTACGCGAGATGGTGTTAGCACGGTGCCAAGGGTACTGTGAATTATGTGGGTTAGCACTAACAGATAATTTCGCGTTACATCATCGCAAATTCAAATCGCGTGGTGGAAAAGATGAAATTAACAATCTGATAGCACTACACCATGATTGCCATAACTTGACATCTTCTAGTGTTCATATGAACATAAAAAAAGCAACTGAAAGCGGTCATGTCGTATCACGACACGCCGAACCAAATAATATTCCGTTACGATTACCTAACGGTTCTATTGTTACACTAACGGCTGATGGTAATTACGATTACATTGAAAGGATAGAAGGCTATGGCTGGTGAAGGCATCATCACAGTAACTGGCAACTTAGGAAGCGACCCAGAATTACGGCAAACTCCTAGTGGGGCAACAGTTACAGGTTTTACAATCGCAAACACACCGCGAGTTAAGAAAAATAACGAATGGCAAGATGGAGAAACAATTTGGTTTCGTTGTTTTGTATGGGGCAAAGATGCTACGGGCGCGGCTAACGAATTACGCAAAGGTAAGCGTGTAGTTGTTACTGGCAGATTTAATGTTGAAACTTGGGTTGATAAAGAAGGCAATAATCAAAAAGCATTACAAATTAACTGCGATAGTTATGGCATTGTTCCGCGTAATACAGTTGAACCTGTATCACCGCAAAGTGACCGACCAATTGAGGACCCACTAGACGACCCGTGGGCATAAGAAAGGCAAAATATGGAAAACCCTGATGTATCCGATGATATTGTTGATAGCGTTTATGCCGCAGAATTACTTGGCATTACACCAAACAATTTGAGACAATTGGTTCATCGCAAAATACTTGTTCCAGTAGGAAAGCAAAAGCGCAGGTCGCTTTTTAACATGGCAGATGTTCAGCGAGCGAAGGCGGCTCGTACTCCGTTTATCCCTTCGGAGTAACGAGTAAGAGAGGGGTGCTTCCGTCCCTTGGCACCCCTCTCACATAATTTAGGAAAGGCTAAAAATGGAATTAAACACGGAAATTATCCCGATAGATGATTTAGTGCCTGATGAAAATAACGCACGCACGCATAGCAAAAAGAACATAGATGCTATTGCTAAATCGTTACAAACATTTGGGCAACGCAAACCTGTCGTTATAACGCAAAATAATGTTGTCGTTGCTGGTAATGGAACATTAGAAGCGGCTAAACAAATCGGGTGGAAAGGCTTGGCAGTTGTACGCGTTCCTGCTGACTGGGATAGCGACACAATTAAAGCCTACGCGCTCGCAGATAATCGCACGGCTGAATTGGCATCGTGGGATAGCGAAGTGTTATTAAGCCAATTGCGTGAATTGAAACTAGAGGATTGGAATGTTGGTGAATTGGGCTTCAAAGACTTTGATTTGAAAACCCGTGAAGAAATAGATACTAGCATTAAAGAAATCGCAGAGCGTTACGAGGTAGTTATTGAGTGCGAAGATGAAAACGAGCAAACTGCTTTATTGCTTCGCTTATCGCAAGAAGGATTAAAAGTAAGAGCAATCGTTATTTAACAGAAAGGCACAAATGAATATACAAGTAACGCTAACGGGTCAAGAGTTAATTGACTTAGTTAAAAATGAAATCATCAATGTCGGAGAAGCACGCGCTTTTCTAGGCTTTGTCGTAGATGTTCATGCGTTGGCACACGCACACGACCATGAACACAATTAAATTAACGACAGAGATTAACCGCACACCACGCGTGATGCAGTTAGAAGGCATATTTGATTTACAAGCCGCCAAAATATCCACTACCGAAGTCCCTAATAACATTCCCGATTTAGGTACACGCGATTGGAATATTGGCTTAATTGTGGGTCCTTCGGGTGCTGGTAAAACAACCATTGCCAAGAATATGTTTGGCAAAGAATTGGCATCAGCAGAAGGCATGACTTGGGGTGCTAACAACGCCGTTATTGACGATTTTCCCAAAGAGATGCCAATTAAAGACATTACCGAGTTGCTGTCTAGCGTTGGCTTTTCTTCACCGCCAGCGTGGTTGCGCCCATATGAAAATCTCAGCAACGGCGAGAAGTTTCGTGTTGCTATGGCACGCGTATTGGCAGAAAGCAAAGATATAGCCGTTGTAGATGAATTTACATCGGTCATTGACCGTACAGTTGCGCAAATCGGTTCAGCCGCTATTGCTAAAACTGTTAGAGCGCGTAAGCAAAAGTTTGTCGCAGTATCGTGCCACTACGATATTGAAGAATGGTTACAACCTGACTGGATTTATCAGCCGCACTTAGGTGCCTTCACTTGGGGGTCGGTTCAACCCCGCCCACAAGTCAATTGCGAAGTCATTTGGGCAAACTATTCGGCGTGGCAAATCTTCGCTAAACATCACTATTTAAGCGACAGTTTGAACAAATCGGCGCAAATATATGTTGGGCTAATTAACGACCAGCCAGCCGTCATGACTGCCATATTGCCACTTATCAATGCCAATGTGAAAGCAGCTCGTAGGATAAGCAGAACAGTAGTTTTGCCTGATTATCAGGGTATTGGCTTAGGTGGTCGCTTCGTAGATGCTATTTGCGCTGGATTGAAGGCGCAGGGGCTCTCTACATATACGACCACAAGTCACCCAGCACGCGTTAGGGCGTTGAATAAGTCGCCCAATTGGGAAATGATTAGACAACCTTCACGGGTCGCCCAAAGAGGCAAGACATCGTCTATTACTGGTCGGCTTGGCTTATCACGCAGTCGCATCACGACAGGATTTAGATACGCAGGTGCGCCGAATGAAGATATTGCTAAAGTGTTATGTCCAAAGCCGAGCAATTAAAGTGCGAGCATATCTACCGCAATACGGGGTATGCCATATGTCCTATGTGCGCACGATGTACGCACGAAACGAATTGGCAAGAACAACACCGATTACACCGAGAATGGATAAGTAGCGGTAAAGCGAGTAAGCAAGGTTGGTGGAGTATTTAACGCTTTATGCTATATTTGTAGTACATATGGGAGGAAAAAATGGGTAAAGGTAAATCTGACCCAGCAGTAATTGAGCGCGAGAAGAAAGTGCTGGAATTACGGCGTGGCGGATTAACATTTGACCTAATCGCAGACCGCGTGGGATATGCCAACGCTAGTGGTGCGCATAAGGCGTATCAGTCGGCGTGTCGGCGCATTATTGTTGAAGATGTAGTTGCGATTAGAAATGCCGAGATAGACCGTCTAGATATTGCTCAGGCGGCTATATGGGGCGATGTAGTTAATGGCGCAGATGCGCAAGAGCGTGCGCGTGCCATATTGGCTTTAATCAAAATTATGGAAAGGCGAGCGCGGTTACTCGGACTAGATGTTCCAGTTAAATCGCAGGTAGAGGTAAATATTCATGACCGAAATTCAATTGATGCCGAAGTCGCCAGACTTGTCTCTCTCCTTAATAGCAAGCCGCAGAGTGCGCTGGACACACCAATTAGCCCGACAGGAACAGTTACCGACTGAAGATAACACATGGCAGACTTGGCTATATCTTGCTGGTCGCGGTGCGGGCAAGACACGCATGGCGGCAGAGTGGCTGGCGTATCAGGCATCTAGTTATCCTCTTACTCGTTGGGCTATCGTAGCGCCTACTTACGGAGATGCGCGTGATACTTGCGCAGAAGGCAATAGCGGTATTGTTCAAATCTTGCGTGAGTATGGCACTTTGAAAGATTACAACCGAAGCATCGGTGAAATATTTTTAACCAATGGCACGCGCATAAAGTTATTCTCAGGCGAAGAACCAGAGCGTTTGCGTGGACCTCAGCATCATGGCGGTTGGTTTGATGAGTTAGCCGCATTTAAGTATCCAGAGGCATGGGACCAGTATCAATTTGGTTTGCGTTTAGGCACATTTCCACAAACTATCGTTACAACTACGCCAAAGCCGATTAAGTTAGTAAAGGAGTTGCTAACGCGTGATGGCGTGCGTGTCGTGCGTGGTTCAACTTTTGATAACGCGGCAAATCTTGCTCCATCAGCATTAGCAGAATTTAAGGCACGATACGAAAACACGCGCTTGGGTAGGCAAGAACTTTATGGCGAAATATTGGATAATGTGGAAGGCGCACTATGGACTCGCGAAATGATAGATAACGCCAGAGTGGCTAGTGCGCCACCATTAGTACGCATTGTTATCGGTTTAGACCCTGCCGTAACTGCCAATGAGAATAGCGATGAAACAGGCATAGTTGCCGCTGGAATTACCAGTAGTGGCGAATATTATGTGTTATCGGATAAATCGTTACGCGCCAGTCCTGATGCGTGGGCAAGACAAGCGGTAAACCTATATCACGAATTAAAAGCCGACAAGATAGTTGCTGAAACTAACAACGGTGGCGATATGGTGATATTAACATTACAACAAGTTGATAGAAGTGTGGCTACAAAAAAAGTAACTGCCACTAGAGGCAAACAATTACGCGCTGAACCGATTAGTGCTTTATATGAGCAAGGCAAAGTGCATCATGTTGGTTATTTAGCCGAATTAGAAACGCAGATGTGCGAATGGACGCCAATATCTAACGAAAGTCCCGACAGACTTGATGCTTTGGTTTGGGCATTAACTGAATTAAATCAGGGCGGAAGTAGTATGATTGCCTTAGCAAATATGGCATTATTATGTGCTAAGTGCGGTATGCCGTCACCTAAAACGGCAAGAGTTTGTGTATCCTGCGGCGCTAGTTTGGGAGAATAATGGCAGTTTCATATAACACCACGATAGACCAAGGCGCGGATTGGTATATTACTTTTATTTACAATCAGCCAGCAGAAATTACAAATATTACTGCTAATGGCACAACAATTACTGTAACTGCGGTTAATGGCTTTACACCAAGTCAAAAGGCATCTATAAGCGGTGTTAATCCATCGCAATATAATCTTCAAAACTTTACAATTGCCAGTACGACAAATAGCAATTTCACAATTACAAATCCAACAACGGGAACTTATATCTCTGGCGGTTTGGCATATGCGCCAGTTAATTTGACGGGATATACGGCGGCATTACAAGTACGCTCTTTGCCAGATAGCCCAAACGCGGTGTTGTCTTTAACTACGGGAAGCGGAATAACGCTTACGGCATTAACGGGGCAAATAGATGTTCATGCTACGGCGTTACAAACTACCGCAATAGATGAAGGCACATACTATTACGACCTAGAATTAACAAGCGCAGGTGGTATTGTTACTCGCGTTGCGCAAGGACAAGTTGTAGTTAGCCCAGAGGTGACTAGATGAGCGATGATTTAATTGTAATAAAGCCAGTAGTCCCTACTGTTACTGTATCGGCACCGGGACCGCAAGGACCGGGCGGTACATCAGCACAAGTTTTCTATACACACACGCAAGCAGTTGCTAGTGCCGTATGGACTATCAATCACAATCTCAATGGTGAACCTACTGCGGTTGTGTTAGATAGCGCAGGAACGCAATGTGAAGGCACATTTAGTTACCCAAGCAAAAACCAAATGGTGATAACCTTTACCAGTGCTTTTAGCGGCACGGCGTATGTGATATAGGAGAAATAATGGCACGCAAATTTTTAGTAAGTATTGACTTAAATAAAAATGAATTACAAAATGCCGTAATTCAAAATCTTGGCACTGCGCCTTCTAGCCCTGTCGCTGGTCAGATTTATTACAATACAGGCGATAACGAACTTTATTTTTACAATGGTTCAGCATGGGAAAGCACACAAGCAGAAAGCGAAGTGCTTTACGGAGTATTTTCTGCTCGTCCTGCGGCTGGAACTGCTGGTCGTTTGTATTATGCAACAGACCAAGCACTACTTTATTTTGATGATGGCGCAACTTGGGCGCAAGTATCAGCATTTGGCAATGTAACTTCGCAGACTTCATACGGACAAACAAGTGGTAATGGAACAAGTAACTCCTATGCTCGTACCGACCACACACACGGCACGCCACCACTAACTAGCAACGCGGCAAGTACGCAAGCAATCGGTGATAGCGCAACTGTTGGAACTGGAACGGCACCTGCGCGTGACGACCATAAGCACGCTATGCCAGCGTTTGGTTCAGTTACTGCGCAAACTTCATTTGGCGCATCAAGCGGCAATGGTTCGTCTGTAAATATTGCGCGTGCCGACCATACGCACGGAACTCCAACGCACGATAATGCGGCGCACTCTCTTATCAATCTTTCAGCACTTGCCGCACCTACGGCAGATGTGTCAATGGCTACTTACAAGATTACAAATCTTGGTACACCAACAGTTGCCACAGATGCGGTTAATAAGCAATATGTAGATGATGTTGCGCAAGGTTTGAATATTCATGCCGCTTCATATGCCGCAACTACCGCAAATCTAAATGCTACTTACGATAATGGAACTAGCGGTGTTGGCGCAACACTTACTAACGCTGGAACTCAGGCGGCATTTAGCGTTGATGGTGTAAGCCCTGCGCTTAATGCTCGTATCTTGGTTAAGAACCAAACAACAACAAGTCAAAATGGTATTTATACACTTACAACAGTAGGTAGCGGTTCAACTAACTGGGTACTTACACGCGCAACTGACTTTGATACTGCCGCAGAAATTGCTGGCGGAGATTTCACATTCGTAGATGCTGGTTCAACACTTGCTAATACTGGCTGGGTGAATGTTGATGAAGTAACTACTGTTGGCACAGACCCAATTGTTTTCCAGCAATTTAGCGGTGCTGGAACTTATACTGCTTCTAACGGCGTTCAATTAGTTGGTTCTAACTTCTCAGGCGTAGTTGTAGCAAACGGCGGTTTATCTGTCGGTTCAACTGGTTTTGAATTAGATACAACAATTGCGGTTCGTAAGTATGCGGCTAATGTGGGTAACGGTTCTGCCACTTCCTATGTAGTCACACACAACTTGAATACGCAAGATGTAACTGTTGCGGTATATGACAATTCAAGCCCATATGCCGAAGTTATTTGCGATGTTCAACATACTTCTACATCAGCAATCACATTGCTATTTAGCGTAGCACCAACAAGCAATCAATATCGCGTAGTTGTTCACGGGTAATAAAGCATGAGCCGTCTTGCTCTTACCCCAACAAATGTACCTGCTTTAGCCACACCGCCAAGCGTTCCTACGCTTCGGGCTGGCGATTTGTATTACGATACAACCGCAAGCAGTTTATTTGTTTATTCGGGAAGTGCATGGGTAGCAGTCGGTAGTAATACCATTAGCGATGTAGATGGCGGACAACCAGATGCCGTTAATGGTTATAGCGGTGCGTATCCTGATACAACGGCAACACAAATAGTCACAGGAGGAACTCCATAATGGCAGTCATTACACAAATTCAATTTAGGCGCGGAACTGCCTCTCAATGGTCTAGCACTAACCCGACTTTGTCGGCAGGTGAATTGGGTTACGAAACCGATACGGGTAATTTCAAAATCGGTAATGGTTCAACTGCGTGGAATTCTTTGCCTGTTCTTAATGGTATTACTGCTGATAGCACGGCAACATTTACAAATAAAACTATCAGTGCCGATAACAACACTATTTCAGGCGTTGCGGCATCTAGTTTTGTAGTATCAAACGCATCTGGATATATTGATGGGTCGGCGGCACAAAAAGCAATCCCTACTGGCACAGTAGTAGGAACTTCCGATAGTCAAATACTCACAAATAAAACTATTGCAGGCGCAGATAACACATTAACTGTTCGTTTGGCAAATGATGTAACTGGAACTTTGCCTATTGGTAATGGCGGTACAGGTCAGACAACTGCCAATGCCGCGGCAAATGCTCTATTACCTTCTCAAACTAGCAATTCAGGAAAGTATTTGACTACAGATGGTACAAATACATCATGGGGAACAGTTGCCAGTTATTCAGCACCGACACTTGGTTCAACACTTATCTCATCAGGCGCAACAGTTACAACTATTGCTGGTTTGACTTTAAGTGGTCCAACACTTTCCAACACAGTAACCGCAAGCGGTATTATTAACATGACGGCGACAGGCGCAGTTGGTAATGTTAAGGACTTCCAAACTTTACAAATAATGGATTGCATCTAAAGCGAAGGGAAAAACAATGGGTTTGATTGACCGATTTGCAGAGCGAGTGGCAAAGCAAATTGTCAAAGCGCCTAACTTGCCTTCTGGTGCAATTACAGTAACTGAGCAACAGATGCGGCAAACGGGCGCTAACACAACTTATGGACAAACTGTTCCATTAGAGCGTGCGCCTAATCTTGCTGGCGTTCCTTTTGCCCCAGGTCAGCCAATTATTCCGGGCGCAATTAATCCACCACGCCCAACAGATGGCAGACCCGACCCACGCCGTTATGAATTTCAAGTCGCTCAAAATATCAATATCACCGAAACACGCCTTGTTCCATTTAGAACTTTGCGAGTAGCGGCAGACCAAATAGATATTCTTCGCAGATGTATTGAAGTGCAGAAGGCAAAGATACTTGGCTTTAATTGGGATATTACTTTAGGCGAAGATAGTGCTGAAAAGATTATTAGCGAAATCGGTGGCGCTCGCGTTCGCGCTATGGCAGTAGCACGCGAGAAATACACCGAAGATATTAACCGCGTTCGCCAATTTTGGGAGCAACCAGATAAAGGAAATGGTTTGCTTTTCTATGACTGGTTAAATATTGCACTGGAAGAAATTTTAGTGCTAGATGCGTGGGCTATTTGGCCGCAAATGACAGTTGGCGGAGAATTACACGGATTACAAATTCTTGACGGCTCTACAATTAAGCCACTTATTGACGACAGAGGTATGCGACCAATGCCGCCTTACTCGGCATATCAGCAAATCTTGTACGGCTTTCCTCGTTCAGAATTTTCTGCGCCTAACGAAAACGAAAAGGCAGATGGCGAATTTACCAGCGATGAATTGGCTTATTTTGTACGCAATCGCCGCACAACTAGCGTATATGGCTATTCACCAACGGAACGCGCACTTCCACTAGCAGATATTTATTTGCGCCGTCAGCAATGGCTTCGTGCCGAATATACCGATGGCGTTACACCAGAATTGTTAATGCAGACAGATGCTAATTTTGGTAATAACCCAGACTTGTTACGCGCTTACGAAAACATTTTCAATAGCGATTTAGCAGGTCAGACAGAACAACGCAAGCGTGTTCGTCTATTGCCAGCAGGTATGACACCTGTTCAATTTGACGGATACGGCGAACGCTTTAAGAGCACGCTTGATGAGTATTTGGTAAATAGCATTTGCGGTCACTATGGCGTTACACCAGCAGAAATTGGATTTAATCCTGATAGTGGATTAGGTGGCGCAGGTTGGCAAGATGGGCAAATTGAAACTGGTGATGTATTAGGTGCGTTGCCATTGGCTACTTGGGTAGGCAAGATGATTAGCCACTTGTCTTATATGTTCTTAGGTATGCCACGCGAACTTGAATTTAGATTTATGGAAGGCGGTCGTGAAGATACAGAAGCATCAGCACGCACTACTGAAATAAATATCAAATCAGGAACGCTAACGCTTAATGAAGCACGCTCACGGGCAGGTTTGCCACTTATTGAAGCACCAGAAGCAGATATGCCAATTCTTGTAGCAGGAACAGGCGCATATCTTGTAACGGATAGTGGATTAAAACCAATTGACGAAACTGTATTAGTTACCGAAGATGGGCAAGCAACAACTCAGGAAGAAATTGTTCCCGTTGCTGAAAAACCAGCCATTGAAGAAGGCGTACAAAATGAAGAAAAATCTGTACAAGAGGAATTAAAGCAATTTGTTAGATGGTTAAAGAAATCACCGACACGCAGTTTCCGATTTAAGGAAGTTCCTGTCGTTTATGCCGAAGTGTTAAACAAATTTATTGCCGTTAAAGATTACGATAGCGCACGGTGGTACGCTGAACGCTATTTAGCATAGGCGCAAAATGAACCGTGCGTGGAAAAAACGAAACGGCGCAAAGATACGGCTAGCCGCAAGGCGCGCTAAACTTATTCGCGAAGGCATAAATCAATCTTTTAGTACGCAACAGGTTGTAGATGATTTTGTTGCCATGAACTTTCAAACCATTACGCCAGAACAGGCACGACAATGGGCGCGTACTCACACACGCTTAAATGATGATGCGTTACGGCAAGCGTTATTTACAATTTATGTGGAAGCATATGTATTAGGCGAAGATATTGGTATGAGCGCAATTGCTAAGGCTCGTATTAGCAAAGCACCTACGCTAAAAGAATTACAACGCGCTATGGGCATAAATTGGGATACTTGGAAACCGGGCAATAAGCCAGCGGCATTATTAGTGCGCAAACCACGCGGTCTTAGCACACTTTTGGATAATCGCGGTGTAACAATTCAAGGTATAAATAACACAACGCTTGACCGCATTGGCACTATCTTGGCGCGTGCGTTATCTAAGGGTTGGACGCCAAATGAAATTAAAGACCAAATTGCCGACACGATAGATGATGATAATGACCGTGCTTTGACTATTGCGCAAACAGAAATGAGCCGCGCCGTTACTGCGGCATCTAGGCAGTTATATGAAGAAAGCGGCGTGGAACTGGTAGAATGGCTAGTAGCAGACCCTTGTGATTTATGCGAGGAGAATGCCGATGTTTCGCCTATCGGTATTGGTGAAACTTTCCCAAGCGGAGATACCGAACCACCAGCGCACCCAAACTGTGTTTGCGATTTAGCGCCATATGTGGCGGACACTCGCAATATTGGTGAAGATGCGTTATCCATGATGCTTGGAGAGGAATTTGACTAATGGCACAACCACAAGTAGGTCATAGCACAACAACAGTAAATAACACCGCAGTAATGTTATTTCAAGCACCAACTACTTACGGCAAAGTTAGTTTATATATATCAAATGAAGGTGGGAGTAAAGCATATTTAGGTGCTCAAGATGTAACCACTTCGGGCGTTCTTGAAGGATTTAATTTAGATAATGGAGAACACTTAAATATGGAACTTAATGGCGGCGAACAGATTTGGTGTTTATCGGCATCATCTTCCAAAATTTGCCTACTCTGGACTTTGTAATGGCAGATGGATTTACACCACCAGCAAAAGTGCGTGAAAACGCACGGCGCGGTCTTGAACTGCGTAAAGAATTTGGTCGTGGCGGCACACAAGTAGGCGTAGCACGCGCAAGAGATTTATCAAATGGTAAATCGCTTCCTTTGGAAACCATTAACCGTATGGTAAGTTATTTCGCTAGACACGAGGTAGATAAGCAAGGAGAAAACTGGGGTAACGCTAAAAACCCATCAAAAGGTTATATTGCTTGGCTTCTATGGGGCGGAGATGCTGGCAAAGCGTGGGCAAACAGTATTGCGGAACGAGAAAAGAAAAAGGATAAATCAATGGCAACAGATACAACTAGCACATATGCCGTAATTGTTAAACAAGAAAAACAAAACGATGGCACTTTGCTCGTATATGGTAAGGCAACTGACGATTCAGTAGATATTGACCAACAAATCTGTGATGCTGGTTGGTTGGAAAAGGCTATGCCAGAATGGTTCAAAACTGGCGGTAACATTAGAGAACAACATAGCAATATCGCCGCTGGCGTTGCTAAAGAATTAGATAGCAAATCAGATGGGCATTACATTTCAGCATTAGTTGTGGACCCAGTTTCGGTTAAGAAAGTGGAAACTGGCGTACTAAAAGGGTTCAGCATCGGAATTCGCGCACCACGAATTGTGCGCGACAACAAAGCCGCAAATGGTCGCATCATAGATGGACAAATTGTGGAAGTTTCGCTAGTTGATAGACCAGCAAACCCAAATGCCAAACTAATGTTGGCAAAATCTGATAACGCTGACAATCTAGTTCAAGTTGAGGAACTAATTGAGGCTGAAACCGTAAAAGGAGAACACATGGAAATGGAAGAAGATAAAGCGGTTTCAGAGAAGCCGTCTAAAGAAGAATTGATGGAGCGTTACGCCGCCGCTAAAAAAGCATATGACGAAATTACTCGCATGTGCAAAGAAGCAGGTGTAGAAATTGAAATTGACGGCGATGAAGATGAAGAAGCCGAAGAAAAGCGTGCCTATGGCGAAAGTGCTGAGGAAGAAACCGAAGAAGGAAGTAAGCCTGAAGCCGCCGAGGAAGAAGTTGAAGAAGCCGAAGGTAAAAGTGCCGAAACAACTAAGTGCCTAGAGTGCGGTTGCAATCAAGTAGGTAATTCACATGGCGGCGGACAAACTGTTCTACCAGATGGCACAACTTCCAATATGACAACCGCAACAATGGTTTCACCAACTCAAACTCCAAAGAGCACAATTATTCCTGCGCCAGTAACAGAAGAAATTGGCACAGTTATTGAAGATGAAGATTCCTCAGATGACGAGGATTTGTCCGAAAAGACAATTACTGCCATCATTGAAAAAGCCGTAAAGAGTGCTAAAGATGCCGTAACTGATGAGATTAACGCCTACAAAGAGGAAGTTAATAAGTTACAGTCTGAATTGGCAACGGCGAAAACAAAAGCAGTAGCAGGTGGTCCAAAGCGTTCAGTTATCAAAACTGAAATTGCTGAACTTGGCTCATTCTTGGCTAAAGCGGCTGAGTATCGTGCCAAAGCCACACAAACAAGCGATGCCGATTTGGCTCGGGGCTATCGCGAGTTAGCAGAAGATGCTGAACTCAAAGCAAAAGCAATTCAAGCCAAATAAAAAAACCAACTCTTTACGAAAGGAAAAAAATGGCTCTCGCAGCACCTAAAGCGAGTGACCTGTTTGGCGATGTAGCATCTGCAAAAGATGCCGCAATCCGCATGGACGAGTTTAAGTCTGAACTTAACAAGTCCGTTTCACAATCAGTCACAGACCCAATGGCAATTAACGCTATTCAGGCTGGCAAAGCAACATTTGCGCAAGCATCTGGCGACCCAGTAGCAAGCCTTGAAGCACTTGCCGCTAATAAGTCACTTTCTCCTGATGCTGTTGGCGCGTTGAACAATGCTCTCGCATCACAACGCCTAGCAATGCAGGATATTCAGAAAGAAATCACACTAACAAGCCCACTTAGCACATCTTTTGCGGCATTTGATCTAGAAGCACCTGCTAAGTTGCTCACCCCACGCCCAACCCCTCTACGCAACAAAATTGCTCGTAAGAAGGGTGTCGGCACTTCGCACCGTGTCAAGCGTATTCTTGGATACACTGGTACTGGAACAGGCGGAGTAGGCAACACATGGCCGGGCATCACCGAAAGCACAACCAATACATTTGGTTCAATTAACTACGAGCGCGGACCGATTATTTCTTATGCGGCTGACGACCTAGTTTTGCCTTACAACTCCTACTCACTATCCGACATGGTGTCATTTGACGCTAACTTCTCGGGTCAGGGATATCAGGACCTTCGCCAACTTTCAAGCACAAGTACTCTCTACGCAACAATGTTGATGGAAGAACGCATGATGCTTATGGCACGCGGAACCGCCTCAGGATACTCAGGCGCACTATCTGCACCAACCTTCACACTTGCTTCACCAGTCGCAGGAGCAGGACAGACCGCACTCGCAGCAACAACTTACTTTGTAAATGTTACTGCTGATGCTGGTATTTCTGGCTCTGGCTTTGGTGAGTCAATTCTTGGAACAGAAGCAAGCACCGCAGTCGCATCTGGCGATGTTTTAACAGTTACTGTTAGCACCGCAGTTGCTGGCGCACTTGGTTACAACATTTATGTTGGAACTACAACTGGCGCAGCAAACTTGAAGTATCAGGGAACTCTAAAGGGAACTGGTACATTCACAATTCAGGGCGCTTCTGCTACTGGTCTGACTGGTAACAACGCGGCATATAGCACAACTGGTGCCGCCGCAAGCCGTGCTTCCGCAGATACTTCTGCTTACGCAACTGGTTATGACGGAATTCTTCCAACCGTACTTGGTTCAAACTCTGGTTATAACAACTCAATCAACTCAACATTCAGCACCAGCAACCCTGGCAATGAATATCAGGTTGTTTTCTATAACCTTTACAACAATGTAAAGGCTGACCCAGATGAGATTTTGATTAACGGCGCAGACCGTAAGCAACTCTCTGATTCAATCAAGAACGGCTCAACTGCTAACTATCGTCTAACTCTCACTCAAACTGAGGCAGGAGATTATGTCGGTGGAGCAACAATTGGCGCTCTATACAACGAAATCACTGGCAAGATGGTTCCTCTAACTGTCCACCCATGGCTTCCACAGGGCGTTTCACCTGTTCTTTCCTACACACTTCCAATTCCAGATACAGAAGTTTCAGATGTATGGGCAAACTTCATGGTTCAGGATTACATGGGCATTCAATGGCCTGTAACCCAGTTCGCATATGAATTCAGCACATACTTCCGTGGAACATTCTTCTGCACCGCACCAGCATGGAACGGCGCAGTTTCAGGAATTGTTAACGCGTAGTAAATAAATTGAGAGAGGCGCGGCATATTTGAAAAGTCGCGCCTCTTTCACAAAAGGAGGGTTATATGCCAAAGATGATACCGCCAACAGGTTTGAAGGAAGTTGCCATCAAAACTGAACGCGGCACTAAGGTTTATAGAGCAGGTCGCGATGGGTTAATCAATGTAGATAATCCAAAGCACGCACGGCAAATGAAAGATGAAGGTTTAGGACAGGCAAGCACTAGCGGAGCAATATTAGGCGAGGGATTTCCGTGTAGTGCGTGTGGTTTTGGTTCGTGGTTCAAAAAGTGCTCGCGTTGTGGGCATGAAAATGAGCGCATTATGAAAGATGGTGACTAAATGACGGTAGGAACAACACCCGATACATTTCACGAAACGCCATACATAACGCTTGCGGAATATAAAAATGCGCCAACCAGCATTGACTATAACAATTTGGTAATTGGCGGTAATGCTAACGCGCAAGATGCCGAATTGGAAAAGGTTATTCTTCGTGCTTCTTCCTATATGGACGAATATTTCAACGCTAATCTTAATGCCACAAAATATGTGGAAACTCAGCGCACTCGTTTTACGCCAGATGGATTTATTGCGTTACACCCAAATAACACACCGATAATTGCGCTTGAAGATTTTAACTATGGGACAAATCCAAATAATTTAATTACCATGAGCGACCCTAGTTTGTCGTGGTTTGAAGAACAACAAATTATTATTCCGTTAAGCAATATTGCTACGGCTTATTCTTCGCAGGGACCTTTAGCATTTGGCGGTTATGGCTTACCACGCCAACAGGTTTATTGTAAATATACATATGTGGCTGGTTATGTAAATAACCCAATTGCTAGTGGTACTGCTGGCGCAACAAGCCTAACTGTTACTCGTTCCGAAGGCATTTTGCCTAATCAAAAATTGCGTATCTATGACGGCGCATCATCAGAGTCCGTTACAGTCGCCAGCACTTATACCTACGGTTCCACAACGGTACCTTTAACGACTGCTTTGACTTATTCGCACGCAACTGGTTCTAGTATTGGCAATTTGCCTAACGCTTTGAAGGAAGCCTGTATCTTAATTACAACTGCCTTTATCAAAGTGCGCGGTGATAGTTCAATGACTATGAACATTACAACTTTCCCACAAGCCAATCCAACCCCAGGCGCAAATCGTTACGGCGGAGAAATTGCTCTTGCGCTGGATATGGTGAACAAGTACCGCAGGATTAGATAATGGGTGGTCGTGTAGGCGTTCGGGATACTTTGTGGAAGTTTTTAGCAAATCCACCTATCCAAAATCTAAATGTTATACACACCAGTTTTCCTAAGCGTATTCAGTTTCAAGAAAATGCTCAGGCAGGGCAATTAACGCGTTCGCAAGCAATTATTTTTATTCAATCTGAAAATGAAACACGCTTGGCTATTGGCGGAGCAACTAACGGTTGGAAACGCGTAGATTATTCTGTAATTGTTCAAATATACACGCACTCTTTGCAACCTGATGCTCGCGTGGCTATGGCTGATTTTGATGAATTGGTAGATGCGGTAAAAGATAGATTACGCTCTGACCATAATTTTGGTGATGCTACTGGTACACTTGTGTGGCAAGGAGCAGAACCAATTATAAACGGCAGTTACGGTGAACCAGCAACAACTAATGAAGGGGCAACAGAGATTTACGCCGAACTTCAATTTGATGTTACCGAGATGATACAAGCATAAGGAGCACCATGAAATATAAATATAACGGAACAGATGAGCGCGTGTTCCCTTCGCTTGGAGTTGTTGTAAAACCGGGCGAAGAATTTGATGCGCCAGATAACTTTAGCGCACCTGATGTTGTACCAGCAGGTTCGGCTAAACCAGCAGTAAAAACAACAACATCGGAACTAAAGCAGGAGAGTGACAAATGACAATTCAAGCCTCAGTCCGTTCCTATGTGGGTATCGCTAAAGAAACCACAAAAGGAACCGCAGTAAGCGCAACAGACTTTATCCCTGTTGCTAAAGATAGTTTGAAGCCAGCAGATATTTATGATGCCTTGTACGACCAAGGACTTCGTGGCTCAAATGTTATGAACTACAACTACATTCAAGGTCGTGGTCGTTCAACATTTGATTTTGGTGGCGCAGTATTTGCCGACACCATTGGTTACGCATTGGCAGGTATTATGGGTGCTTGTGCCACAGCTGGCGCATCAGCCCCATATACACACACAATTTCGCTTCTAAATAGCCTCACATCAGGCACAGACACACAACCAATTTCTTACACACTTACCGATTTCTATGCGGTAAATGTCCGTAGATTTCCGGGTTGCCAATTCAGCGATTTCTCATTGAAGTTTAACGCTGATGGAATGCTTGAATACGATGCTAAGACAACTGGTTGGGTTTCTAGCACAACATCAGACCCAACACCAGCATTTAGCACAGTTTTGCCAACCCCAGTATGGCGCGGAACTGTAAGCATTGGCGGTTCATCAGTTGCTACCTCTATGGAAGGTAACATTGACTTGAAGCGTGCCGTAACTCCAATTTACGGAATTGCTAATACACAAAATCCATATCAAGTATTTCTCGGCGCACTTGAAGTTACAGGCTCAATTAAGTTTGTAATGGAAGATGATTCCGAACTTACACGCTTCCTAACCAATACTCAGCCAGCAATTGTGTTGAACTGGGCATACGGCGCAGGAGCATCGGCACTACAAATTCAAGCCACTATCACTAAGGGTGCTTACACGGCAGCCGTTATTGACCGCGGAGATGATTTTGTAACCGTGTCTATTGAACTCAACGCACAAGGTAACACCACCGATGCTGGCGCATCTGGCGGATTTGCACCTATTAAGTGGGTTCTACAAAACGCAAAGGCTTCTGGCACTTACGCATAGCCAGAACAAAAGTGCTAGGGGTGTTGGTTGTAGCAGACGCCTTCCCTGCTCCCGCCCCCTAGCACCTATAATTGAAATATGGAAGGCACAAACGGAAGGAATATCGTGGCAAAAGAAACAAAACTCCCAGTTAGCGGAGCAAAGGTTGTATTACGCGACCCTAAAGCACTAAAGCAAAAAGACCGCAAGAGAATTTATGCCAATACAAAAGGCGTAGATGAAGGCATTATGACTGCGCTATCTCTAACAGATGGCATCTTGGCAATTATGGTGGAGAGTTGGGAATTAGATTTGCCAATTCCGTCAATTCGTATTTCATCGCTAGATGAATTAGATATTGCTGATTACGACCATTTGACGGATTTAAGCAAAGATTTCCAAAAGGCAATTTTCCCATCGTTGGTGGATACACCAGAGAATTCGGAAAATGCTGATAGCCCTTTCGGCGGCTCCAACGATTAAAATGGCTATTAGAAGGTGGCGAACGGCATGAAGCATTTAATTACCCAGATGAGGAATGGGTTTATTATTTGTGTGCCAAAGAATTTGGTTGGACACCAAACGAAACCGATGAGCAACCTGCTTATTTAATTGATTGGTTATTAGCCATATCAGCAACTGTTAAAAGGGTGGAAAGTGATAACATCAAATCTTAAACTGGTTAGGCAGTCACTTACGGCAATGGAAAATAACATTGGCAAAGGTGCGCAAAATGCCCGTGATGAAATGATGGTAACGCTTATTCAGTTATCAAAAGAGGAAATTAAAGGTCGGCGACCTGAGGGACAAAAGGCAACCGCAGGTCAGCCACCAATGAACCGAACTGGTAATTTGCGCAGAAGCATTAGAGGCGAAAAGCGCACAGTAGGATTTGCTAAATATACCGCTATTGTGGGACCAACAATTATCTACGGCAGGGCGGTAGAATTAGGCGGAGAATTTTCTCCTAAGTCATGGAAAGGAACAACTGCGGTGAAAGGTTTTCCATACATGGCTCCTGCGTTTAAGAAATTCAAAGTTATTGCTCCGCGTATCGTTACAAAGCATTTATCCGTTGGTGGTAAGTAATGGCTAATTTTCTTCCACCTGCCGTAATTGAAATTAAAGCAATTGCTGATAAGGCTATTGCTGAATTTAAGCAAGTTAATGGCGAATTAGAAAAGATGGAGAAGGAAGCCGATAAGGCTGGCGGCGGTATTAACCGCATGGAACAGGCTTCCAAAGTAGCAACTGGCGTTTTAATTGGCTTAGGCACGGCGTTTGCTGGCTTTGCGGCTATTGGTATCAAAGAGGCTATGGAAGCCGAAAAGATTATGGCAAAACTTGGTTCTACCATGACTGCCACAGGGGTTAATACGGAGAAGAATAGACTAGCAGTAGAAAAATTATCCGAAAGTTATGTTCAATTAGGTTTTGATGATGAAGCGGCGGCGGCAGGTTTTGAAAATCTATTGCGTGTTACTGGTGATTTGGAGAAATCACAACAACTATTAGCACTATCAGCAGATTTAGCACGCACTAAGAACATTGGACTAACCGAAGCATCTGCTATTTTGGCTAAAGCCAGCACAGGTAACGCTAAAGCGTTTAAGGAAGCAGGTATTGTTTTAGATACCACTATTCCAAGAGCAGAAGCAGTAGCAAAAGCGTTTGACGAATTAAATGACAAAATTGGAACACAGGCAGAAAACGCCACAAAGACATTTGCGGTTCAATTACAGATAGTTAAAGAACAATTTAATAACACCGCGCAAGCACTTGGTACGGCTTTATTACCCGTGCTTAAAAGTATGTTGGAAAAGATAAATCAAGGCGTTGAGTTTGTTAAAAGACACTCAGATGCGTTCAAAGTATTAGGCGGCATATTCTTAACAGTAACAGTTGCTCTTGCGGCATATAACGCAACTGTGAAAGTTCAAATGGCACTAACAAAAGCGTGGAGTGTCGTTACTGGAATTCAAGCCGCCGTAACTAAATTATTAACAGGTCAGCAAGTAGCACTTAATACTGCTATGAAATTAAACCCTATTGGACTTGTGGTAAGTGCCGCCATGTTATTAGTAGGCGCATTTGTTTTGCTATGGAATAAATCAGAAGCCTTCCGCAAAGGCGTAATTGCGGTTGGTAAGGCTGGTTTAATGGCGTTTGCTTCAATAATTCCGATTGTGGGTAAAGTCGGTGAAGCCATGTTGAAATTTATTATGGCACCACTTAAAGGCGTATTAACCGCATTATCAAAATTGCCCGGTGTTGGCAAATATGCCAAAGCAGGTTTGGATATTCTTAATAAAGGTTTAGACGGCGTATCCGATTTTGCGGATAAAGCATCTGCTAAAGCAAAAGAATTAGCAGGTAATTTAGATAAATTGAATAAGCCAATCAAGATAGATTTTGGTGGCGATGGCGGTATTCCAGATTTGGGTAAAGGTACAGGTAAAGGTAAAAGCAAAGGTGGCTTAACGCCTGAGGAAAAGAAAAAGATTGAAAAGCAAAACGAAGATTACATGAAAATTGTAAAAGACTTAAACGAAAAAGTTGAGGCTGCTAAAAAGAAATACAATGAAACAATTGCTAAAGCGCAAAAGGTTCATGATGAAAAAGTAGCAGATGCTAATAAGCGTTACAATGAATCCGTTGCTAAAGCAAATCAAAAAGCCGCCGAAGATACATTAAACGCTCAAAAGAAGCGTGATGAAGGCATATTAAAGGCTGAAAAGGAAGCCGCAGAAAAGCGTAAAGCGGCACAAGAAGCATTTAATAATACTATGGGCAAATTGAACACAAAGCGTGCCGATGATTTGGAAAAACTTGAAAAAGATAACGCTAAAAGAGTTCAAGAGATTTATAAGGCTAATGCTGAAAAATTACAAGCAATTGTTCAACAATCCATTAACCGACTAAGAGATGCCTATAAGAGTGGCACTTCATTTAGCGTTACCGAGTTGTTCAAAGGGCTTGCCGAAGCAGGTAAAAGAAGTGCCGATGATTTGCTATCAACACTTAAAAACAAATTGGCTGGCGCACAACAATTAGCCGCTAACGCATCTAAGTTGGCTGGTCTTGGATTTAGCCAAACATTTATTGAACAAGTTGTATCTGCTGGACCCGAAGTTGGGAATGAATTAGCAGATAGTATTTTGAAGGCAACGCCTGAAACTATTACAGAATTACAAAAAACATTTCTTGCTATGGAAAATCAAACCAATAATGGTTTGAACCAATTAGCCAATTCCATGAACGCTGGCGGTCGTTTGGCAACCGAAGAATTAAATAAAGCCTACGCCGATGCGCAAGCAGAATTAACTGAATTTTTAGCCGTACAAGCAGAAGAATATGCTGCACGACAGGCTGAAATAAATAAAGATTTTAACGAACAAATGGCAGAAGCGGAAAAAATCCGTGATGAAGCGTTTGCCAAAGCAGAAGCAGATTTAGCAGAACAATTAGCAGAAATTCAAAAGCAATATAACGAAAGTATTGCTGAGATAGACAAAGAATTAAATAACGCTTTGGCAGAAGCAAGTAGAGATTTGAACGAGGCGTTAGCAGAAGCGGCTAAAGATTTGGCAGAAGCAACTGCTGAGGCGCGTAAAGAATTAACTGAAACTTTAGATGAATTGGCTAAAGAATTTAATGAAAAATTAGGCAATATTCAAAACGCCATTGCTTCCACTATTGCCGCTATTAACGCATTAAAGGCGGCTATGGCTTCCGTTGGCAGTATGGGTGGTGGAGGAGGCGGTGGTGGCGGTGGAACTACCACAACTACTGCTACTACGGCATTAACTACACTAACTACAAGTGGTCTAACCGCAACATCTACGGGTACAAGTAGAGCAGTAGTAGCAGATGGAAGCGTTGCTTCGTGGCGCGCTGGTGAAGAAAAATCTATGGCTGGATTAGTTATTAACCAGACTTTCAACACCGATTATGTAGACCCAATTCAAGTTAAAACACAAATGCTAAATGCCATAAAATATGGTTCAACTGTTCAAGTAACGGCACCAGTAGGCGGCGGTGGCGGTAAATACGGAATGTTGGTTGACTAATGACACTTACGGCAGTTTATTCATTTTCATTTAACGGATTAACTTTTGGTGGCGCTGGTTCGCCGTATCAGATTTTATCCGTAGATGGTTTGGAAAGTTTGCCCGGAATTCGTAATCAAGACGATAATCGCGGTTTTAATGATGGCATGTTTACAGGTCGCGATTTTCTTGCTGGTCGTAATATTTCCATGATTATTCAAACCTATGGTAGTGGTGGCAATTCGGCGCAAGTAAATTTCAATACATTACAATCCAAATTATTACCGCAAAGTAGTGGTACAACGCCGTTATATTTCAAACTGCCTACTGCTAATACCGACCAATATGTAAATGCTCGTGTGCGTGGTTTAACTACAACCATTACGCCAGAATATACATACGGACAAATTACTTCACAATTAGAATTATTTTGCCCAGACCCTCGTTATTACAATAGCAATACGCAAACTGCCGTATTTATTTATAGTTTAGACCAAGGGCGCAGTTATGACCGCACTTATGATTTGGATTATGGTGGCGGAACGGCATATAAGCAAACAACTGTTACTAATTCAGGTTGGGCGGCTACTTATCCAACAATAGATGTTAAAGGTCCTATTACAAATCCATCAGTAGGTAATTTAACTCAAAATGCGCAATTGGATTTTACTTGTACGCTTATTAGCACCGACCATTTGGTTATAGATTTATACAATAAACTTGTAACGCTTAATGGACAACCTGCTCGTAATTTGCTAACCTCAGGCGAATGGTTTAATGCGCAACCGGGCAATAATATCTTTACCATCAACGGCACTTACACCGCCGCTGGTGATACCTCTGTTACAATAACTTGGAACTCGGCATACATCTAGGAGAAACATGGCACTACGCACTCCGCCTTCGTGGTTACAAAACGCACTTCACCCTGCCGAGAATGACCGCCTCACAATGCAGGCAATTTGGGCGACAACAGGAATTATTGGCACATCTTCTTTAGCAGTTACCGCTAGTTCACCTGCCGCCATGACTGTACAAGTAGCGGCTGGTTGGGGTGTAATTGTTGGTAATTATCAAGCCAATATGGGTGTTTATAATTTTTATAATGATGGCACAACAGTTTTGCCAATATCTATTGCTGACCCATTAAATCCACGCATTGACCGCATTGTTGTTACTATCAACGATTCCTATTACACGGGCGTCTTAGATGATGTTACTTTTCAAGTAGTTGCTGGAACGCCGTCAGGTTCTCCTGTTGCTCCTGCCGTACCAACAAACTCAATTTCATTGGCAACAATTGCCGTAGGCGCGGCAGTTACGCAGATAAATAGCGGAAATATCACCGATACCAGAGTTATTGCCACAACGCAACTACCTATTGGCGATATTACGGAAGTTCAAGGCGGAACAGGCATTACAGTTACAAATGGCACGGGTCCAGTACCTTCGGTTGCCATAAATTCCAGCGTTGTAACACTTACGGGTTCTCAGGCACTAACAAATAAAACATATTCAGGTACAGATTTCACACAAACAGGCACAAATGGTGTAGGCTCTATACCTGATTACCTCACACTACTAATGATGGGAGCGTTGTAAATCATGGCAACGACAACAAAAGCACTATTCCGCGGAGCGGCAACAACCTCTACGGGAACAACTCTATACACAGTTCCAGCCTCAACAACAACAGTAGTTTCTAACATTGTTGTTACTAACACATCAGGTTCATCGCGCACATTTACATTAGGATTAGCAGGAACTTCTTTCGCTACTACTACAACAATAGCGGCGAACAGTATTGCGACTTTTGATATTAAACAAGTTCTTACCGCGACCCAAGTAATTACTGGTGGCGCAAGCGCAACAGATGTTAATTTTCATATTTCAGGCGTAGAGATTTCCTAAAGGAGTAGATAAATGGGTATTGCAGTATTTCCTGCCGCTGGCGGTGGGGTCACACCTAAAGTTACAGAATTTACAAGCACAGGCACATTTGTTGTGCCGTCTAACACTACTATGGTTGAAGTATTTGTTGTTGGAGGTGGCGGTGGTGGCGGGTGTGTAAATAACACCTCTAGTCGCGCTTCGGCAGGTGGCGGCGGTGGTAGTGTTATTACAAGAACATTACCTGTTACGGCAGGAGCCTCTTATACAGTTACAGTAGGCGCAGGTGGAGCAGGTTCATCAAACCAAAGCACTCCTGGTGCTGATGGTGGTGATTCA